CCGTCCTCTGCATAAGCCTGTGCATACACTGAAGGAAACACAATTCCTGAAGATCCTCTAGAGGGAAAGGCTCCTTCTATGTTATTTATAGTTTCTCGCTCAACTTTACGAGGATTAGAAGACGTTGGATTAAAACCGGGAATATCGTTGCCATATGATTTAGCAATACTGATTGAATCAACATTATAGCCAAAAGGAGACTGCGTGTAGCTTCCTTCGTTCCGTTGCTGTATTGCTCTATTTGTTCCGGGTTTGTAGGTAACTATAGGGTTTAATTTAATAATTTTTTCATAGTTATCTTTAATTGTTTGCGTATCGCTTACAGAACCACCCTCTAGATTTAAAAGATACTCTTGAACGCTTGGAGTCATAAACAAAATAGTTTCATTAAACTGTTGAACTGACAATCTATAATCAGGTAGAGCGGTTCCTAATGCATCTCTTTCTAAAATTCTACTAGCTTCAAATTGTTCTAAAACAGATAATTTCCATTCATCAAAGTTATCAAAGCCATCCTCTTCAATTAATGAGTTTTTTAAAATTACGTCAAAAGCGGCTGCAAAATCTCCATCTCTCATCTCTTGTGGCGCACCAAGCTCTAAATTAATTCTTTTTTGAATATCGCCATTAGAAAGAAGAGTTAAAGCCTGTTCCACTTGATTATGCATTAAAAAGCCAGTAATAGCTTGTTCTCCCTCTTCTCCTTCTTCTACTGGTGAAAACATAGGAGTAATGTGAGAATTTTCAATAATTGTTTCTTTTAAGACTTTTTTTTGTGCATCAGGTAATGCTGCTTTATCAATATTTCCTAGAGTGGTTACTAAGATAGCCATTGAAGGGTTGTCTGCTAAATCAAAGGCAACTTCTTCCTTATACTTATTATATGTATCTTCATATGTTGTCTCGCCCCCGTTTATTACATCTAAAGCTGCAAGCGCACTTCCCATTATTTGATCGCCTTTTTTAGACATAAAACCAGTGGCATCAAGCTGTGTTACTTCTCTATATGATGCATCAAAGTTATCTGCATTATAAATAGCGTCTGATGTATTGAGTGCTTTAGTTAGGTTTCTTGTACCTTCTTGTTGTGATTGATATATTAAAAGAGTACTTAAAAGCTTAGGTCTATTCGTTACGTCAATTCCTAAGCCCCCGTCTCCTTTGTTTTTTGACAAAAGATCTTCTACTGTATCCATATTTTTCATTGCTAGATATGGAAGAGCTACGGATAGAAGTGGATTGTTTTCGATGTCAAAATCAGGATTTGTTCCAAAGTTTCTAAGAGAATCAGCTAATCTGTCTGGAAAGTATAAAGCGTATTCAGAAGGATTACTTTGCTGAAGTTGCATTGCCATAATCAAGCCAATTTTATCATTATACTTTTCATCTGCTAACAACTCTTCAACTTGCCCGTTCCACTGAAGCCCGGTAAGTTGTCCTTCTTCGTCTCTCGTTGCAACAAAAATCGGAGTACCACTTTCAGTTGTATATTCTTCTGGATTCCCCTGAAATATAGTAGATACAAACTCAGGGTTTAATGGAATCGATCCTTCAAAAACACTAACAAAACCAGCATTAACAGAGTCTTGATCGTTAAGTCCTTCTGATTGCAAATTAGAGTTCATTATTGCTGTTCTAAACTTCTTTAAGTTTTCCGATTGCTTTCCGTAGTCTACAGAATTTGATGTTGCCAGTAAATCTGACCAAAGGTTTTCTTTTCTTAGATTTGTTTCAACACCAAATAAATTATAGAGAGGATTATCTTCATGAATAAAAGCTGTCTCTAGGATATCCATTCTATCTTCTAGTGGAAGAGAATCAAATGTTCCGGGTTCCATTCCTTTTTCTAATAAAGCTTCTTCAATGACATCACTGAGTTCATCGCTTCCATTTTCAATAGTAAATAAGTTTTTTCCCGCTTCGAATGTTGCTTGTAGTTTAAGTTCTTTAATTCGTGCATTAATATCTATAGGTGCAACTGCTTCTCCGCTTGCTCTTGCTTGAGCCGCCGCTGCCATTTCTTGTTGGATTTTTTCTTGAATTTTTTGTAGTTCAATATCCCTAAAGCCCTCAAGCGCACGTCTTTGTTTATCCTTTTTCTTTTTTGCAGATGCTTTATATAAATCACCAGTAATAGACATAATACTTCCAGTTACATCGGCTCCTACCTCAGCCCACATTCCAGCCGTTCCTCTGTCAAAAGAAGCCATAACTTCAGAAGTTGAAGGCATGTTTGGTGTAGCATATTCAAAAACGGCATCGTTTTGTGCCATCTCTTGGGTTAGATCTGTTTGCGTTTCAATAGCCTCTTCTTGGACCATCTGATCTGTTAGAAGAGGCATGTTTGATGCTTTAACTTGTCGCTTTCTTTTATAATACTCTGCCCGTTGTCTTTGCTCCGGGGTTTGCATGAAGCTATATTTAGACATTATATTGTTCTCCAAAAAGATTAGCATACTTAGTAAAAGCAAGCATTACCATATCATTTATTTCCTTGTCTTTAACTGGCTCATCTGTGCCTTGTGTTTTTTGATCTAACATTCCCAGAAGACCTTCTTCAAATAAGAATAATAAAGATCCTAAAGAATCATCTGAAGGGCTTTCAATCATTGAAGCAACGTCTCCCCATCTATCAATATCTACATTTCCTTGTCGGACCTCTGATAGCATAGTAAACCTAAGCTCATCATGTTGAGATTTTAATCTAGATCGAGATTCTTTTAAATTCATAGAAACAGCATCTTTAACGTCTGTTTGTACTGCGTCTCTAAGAAATGCTGATTCTGCTGGAGAAGAAGGTATAGATTCGTCTGTTATCTCAGATGCATTTTTAATAGAAAAAGCGGGCTGAAACTTTTGATTCTTATTAGTAACGCCTACTCGTCCGTCTACAATAGTTGCACCAGACAAAAACCCAAGTGTTTCTAATTTAAGTAAATCTTTAACGTGATCTTCTTCTGCAATATTAGGACTTAAATAAGAAGATTGTAAAAGAGAATTAAGCTTATCTTCTGTTGCTTTTTTATAAACAGTTTCTCCTTTAAGCATATCTTTGGTTTGATTTACCATCATTAAATTAGCTAATGACGGTTCATATTCTTTTGTCAACCAATCAGGCCATTTATTAAGATTATCACGAATGTAATATTCTTTTTCTGATGTAGTTTCTAAAGAAGATAGTTTCTTTCGGACTTGACTAGATAAAGCATCTTTAGCAATTTCAGGAGATCCTGCTAATTCGCTATACTTTTTCCAATAATAGTTTTTAGTGTCTTTATTTAAATCAAAATCGCTGGTGCCAGCATTCCAAGTATCAAAAACTTTTTGTTGATCATCTCCATAAAGACTCATTGCTTGTGCTGCAATTTGATCTGATTTTTTAATACTCATATTTGAAGAATGGCTTTGTAGTTGAGTATCTAAAGTTTCATAGTTTTGTTGTTGACCATACCCAGAATCGTTTGCGATTTCTTCTAATTTTTCTAATGATTTTTGAGGTTTCATGTTTTTCCTTATCCAACCTGCGCCGCAACGCCTTGAGATAATCCGCTGGCAAGACCTGAAACAATACTTCCTGCTAGGATAGATCCGCTGTGATTAGGTACAGCCTCACCTGCTGCGTAAAATGTTTGCAAGCCCGGTTGTAAGAACTGAGATGCGCTAATGGATCCAACTAATTCTCGATCAATGTTTACCATTTGTTTTTTAAAATTAGAAATAATTGCTGCATTAGAATCCGAAGATTTTTGAGAATTTTGTCTCATAATGGCTTTAACAGTTCCGCTTGACATGTTCAAACCCTTGCCTCCCGCTTTACTAATAACGGCTGCGTTTAAAGATTGAGTTTGGTTTCCAACTTGATTAAATTGATTGGATAGAGCTTCTCTTAAATAAAACTTCTTTTGACCGGCTCTTGCTCCTGCTGCAACAGCACTTAACTTAGATTGCGTAAACTTAGTTCCCCATTTCTCAAGAATTCGAATGTTATTGAGATCTGTTTCCATTCCTCGAACCATATTTTGATATCTGATTTGAGCAATCTGTGCCGCTCTATCGGCGGATGCTTGTTGGGATCCCATGATGCCGCTAAAAACGCCACCAGCAAGTCCAATTGCCCCTAATGCTACTAATGCGCCCATTTTCGCGGCTCCTTTAAAAATTTTTCTATTAAATCAAGTGAATCGTTTAAATCTTCTGTATAAACATTTATAAAAGAAGAGTTGTAGTATCTAAGATAATCTTCGATAATTTCTGTTCCTTTTTCTATCATTCCTCTTGCAGAAGGATAGTTTTGGTCTGGAGATAAGCCTAATTTTTTAATTTCTTTATTACGAAGACGATCAATACTTTGTTCTTGTCTTGCTTGATCTTTTCGTTCTAAAATAATTAATTTATCTATATTATCAACAGGAGTGTTTTCTAAAATAGGAGGCCAAAGCTTTACAGCCTTTCCAATCCAATCTTGATGTTTAATTCCGTGTTGATGTACCCAAGGATTAATTTCATAATAACCATTTGGATTTTCTTCTTTAAATCCCCAGTAAGGGAATTTTTTACCAACAACAGAAATTCCCATTTTCTTAATGTTATGCATTAAAAAAGAAGTTCCGCATCTAGGACCAATTCCAGTAACAACAAGCATTACCTACTCCTTCGGCTCCTAAGAATAGGTCTATGTCTTAGTTCAGCCCGTTTTCTATCAACATAACGATAACCCCCTGAAATCTTATCTCCAAATAGATTCCCAACTCTATCATCAGACATCCATCCTTCAACTATTTCCATAGATTCTTTTTCTTGGTTCTTTTCAATTAATACATCAACATCATATATGAGATGATCTTTCCATTGATTAACAGCCAAGGACAAAACATCAACCCGGTCATCATGAGCCAACGCTCCTCTTCTGTCAGTAAGACGAGTGATTTGAATTTGAGTTTCTTTTTCTTTAATAGCTTTAGTATTAAAACAAAGACGATGTTGAGTCATCACAGGTTCTAAAGCTCGAATTATTCTTACTTCTTTTGCTCCCGTAACCTTTTCTTCCATAATACCAATATTAGGACATATTTTTTGCATAACAGGAATAAGAAGCTTATTAAACATAGCATCACCATAGTTTGACTCCGCTACAATTGCTTGAACTTCATTTTCTAAGGCTATTTTACATATTTTTTTCAATACCGCTTCTGAGTATCCACCTTCTAGTCCACTAAGTTCATGTATGAATATGTACCCACAGGACGTAGAGGCCACACAGTACGCTGTCTCGTCTTTGCCTCGTCCAGAAGGGTCCACGAACATAAACTTCTGCTGCGGCTCTACGAACTTCTCAGAGATCCACATAGGCTCGTAAACCTTGTCTCCTGACATACCAAAGGAAGGTACTTTTTTATTTTCAGTAGAAGAAGCCCATACTACTTTTTCTGGAACTAATTCGTGATTAAAATCAAGGACAATGAGATCTTCAAGTTTTAAAGGATACTTCTCAGCATCTGCAAGGCTTGTGTCTAGTTTGTAGTGAAGCCCAAAAAGAGTTGGCCCTACCTTTGCCTGTCTATCCATTAAAACATCTTTACTAAATCGCTCTGGTTGAGTAGGCTCTCCCGGTTCAATGTCAAGTGACATAACCCATTCTGCTACATCCTCAGATTCAGAAGGGATTTTTGAATCAGGTTTTACAGCAGGAAATTTGACAACAGGGTATCCTTCCTTCAGGATATTATAGATTGAATCTTTTGTTTGAGGGGTTCCCAGAAGGATGACCCTGCCGCCAACATTCCTAATCTGTTCAGCTTCTAGAGCTTTATTAAGTAGTTTATGTCTTGCTTGTGTAGTCTCACAGTTTCCTTCAATTTCTATATCATCAAAAATTAAGTACTCTGCGTGAGATCCAGTAATCTGTCCAGTGATACCCCGAGCATAACACGACCTATCCTGTCCTACTTTTGTTCTATTTTGTACATTAAAAGAAAAGGCATTATCAATAGTTCCTTCTCCCGGTTTCATAGGAGCGCAATAAGGAACTAGATCTAGGATACGTCTTGTCATAGAAATAAACTCTACTGCTTTTTGTCCCGTAGCAGAGACAACCATAATGGTGCTATTAGGATCTTTTAAAAGAAACCACGAAGCTAGGCAAGACGTAATAACGGATTTACCAAAACCACGACCAGCCTGTAGCTGCATGTCTTTTGGACCTTTTTGTAATTCATCCGCCATAGCATATTGAGCAGGCGTAGGCTCCCCAAGACCTAAGTATTTAAAACAAGCCCACATATGATTTCTAAAATCTTCTAACATTTCTGGGGGAACATTCATGCTTTTCCTTTTCTAGCCCGATTCTTTCTAGGGGACTCTAAGAAGACACTTCCATCTTTTCGATGGCTGATATCTTTACCCCCTTTTCCGTAGATGCCTCTCTTTCTACGTTCTTTATTTAACTCAGCCCTGCGTTTCTTTTCAGCAGGTTTTTTATTAATTTTAGCTTGAGTTTTTACTTTCTTTCTTCGTGACGCAGGATTTTTAGCATAATTTTTAGATGACTTTGACTGTCCCATTACTTACCCTTCTTTTTCTTTTTAGACCAAGAAATTCTTGCTGGTCCTTTTTTAGTTTTAGCTTTTGAGTTACACTGGGCTTTGGTGGGCCTGCAAGCGGGGTATGGTCTTTTACTTGCTCCTTTAGCAGACTTACGACCACAGGGTTTTCCTGTCTTACAGTCGATCCATCCTTTACCTTTGTTGCGTCCAAACCATTTCTTTAGACCCTCGCTTTTTTTCTTAGCCATTATTTTTTCTTCTTTCCTTTTTTCTTGCCGCCAGTTCCCCAGTTCTTAGCTCCTACCTTACGGCATTTAACTAAAGCACCAGACGCATAGGCAGAAGGCCACTTGGTATACCGAGCTTTTACTTTTTTAGTACAAGCATCACTTGCTTTTTTCTTTTTCTTAGCCATCAGCATTTCCACCTTTTTCTTGCTTGTCTTAAACGACTATTTGGGTCTTTAGCCGCTTTAGGGAATTTTTTCATCTGTCCAGCAGACCTAGCACAATAAGACTTTCTTCTCTTGGCTGCTTTGCTTCCTTTTTTAGGGCTTCCTGTAACTGCGCCCTTTAGTTTACTACCGGGATTATCTCGTCTGTACTTAGCAATACCTTTTTTGGTCATGCCAGCACCTTTTTTAGTAGGTCTTTTATGCCCGCCTTTGATAGTATGCCCTTTCATACTACCTCTTTTCTTTTTTTCGGCCATTTGCCTTTCCTCCCGGTTTCTTTTTAAATAAAGCTTTTGTGGCTGAAGCTCCTGTTTTTCTGGTGGTCACTCCACAAGCACACTTAAACTTTTTACTGGGCATTTTTTTTCTCCATGTCTCTTAGCCTATTTTCATGATCTGATACAATATCCTTAAGAGAAGATAAAGTTACCGCGAGTTCCCCAAGTTCGCGTTGAATCTTCCAAAGATTCGCTACAATACCCAATCCAATGAGAATTTGTAAAAAAGCACCAAAATTAGCCATTTCCATTTTTATTTTCCAAACTTAAAAGGAGCCGATGAAGCAATTTTTTCTTCTACAGCCCTTAAATTTTCCTTTGAAATAGATCCCGCTTCTTCTTTATTGTCGTTTACTACACCTCTGACAACTTGGTAAAGACCGGGAGTACACTTTTGAGGATCTTCTAAGTCTCTAGCAAGAGCCTCAAAAAGCATGTCTTGAAGTTTTGATGGTTTATTGTCCACTAATTTTTTCCTTTTCCGTTAGTTTATTAAGCATTGCTTGTCTTTTTTTGCAAACATTGCAAGGTTTAACTTTCTTATAGGTAAAAAAGTCAATTGTCTTTTTAACCCAATCACCCAGACCAATTTTAGGTTTAGGAGTTTCTGTATTAATAGACTTTTCTTCAGAAGGGTTAAAATAAAAAGAATGGATTGAAAAATCATCATTTACTACTGTTTTAACTTTTCTAGTTTTTCCATGCCCGTCTGAAAAACTAAACATACTTTGTGCTTTCATTTTTTAATTCCTTATGTAGCAACCGTTAGGCTTGTGTTATCTGTATATTTAATATAATCGAGTTGAGTAAAGGAACCACTCCACACAAGATTGTTGTTGTAAAGACTTACATAATCTCTATCTGAACATCCCATGTCTACCAAAGAGGAGACATGAAGCAATCCGTGTGAAGTTGACCAGTTGTTAGTTTGAACTCCCGAGGTAACAGCGGATAGTTTGCCGAAAAACTCAGCACTGTTGTTAAAAGTTTCATCAATTAAACCTTGACAAAATCCGCATTCTCCTGCTGTTCCAGATCCATTATTATATCCATTAGTAGGATCATATTGAATTTGAGTATAAAGATATGGATTTGCTGGTTTAATAAACCTCATATCACAATTTAAAAAAGGACTATCTACATCATCATGAGCGGCTGGATAAAATAATTCTTGAGATACTGTTGTAGATCCGTGTCCTGAACCAGAAATGGTTTTATTAGTTCCGTTTGTGTTTCTAGGAGTGTTTGCCCAAGCAGTACCTGCCGCAGTTCCTCGAATTGAACTAGGAGCAATTCCTGATCTAATTTCCCATCTATCTAAATGAAGCCAATTATTAAGACCTCCTCTTGAATGTAATGGACCCCAGTATCCTCCATACATACTACATCCTGCTTTATTGTTGCAGCATGTATTTTCTCCAATACAGCTACCAAAGTCACCGGGACCGCCGCCTCCGGGCAATCCATCTCCATTACAATCGTAATTATCACAACCTCCTTGATTTTTACATCCAGTACAGCAACAAAAATCATTTGCAATAGTTACGCAAAATTCATCCCAAGTATCTAAACAATTGTCGTCAACTTCACAAACCGCACAATAACAAGGAGTGGGAACATTTGGTTCAGGATCTTCGCCTGTGCTTTGTGGACAACCGGGAGCAGTTCCGCCAATAAATTCAGTTGTCCAATATGCTAAGTCATTTCCTTCTAAACAAGCTTCTCCTCCGCCTACTTGTCCGCAGGAAGAACTACAGTCTCCTACTTTTGATTCATTTCCTGAATCTCCACAGTTTTCTCCGCCCCCACAAGCACCTCCTCCAGCTTCACAATCTGCTGATGTACAACAACAAGTACCTAAGCTCTCGTCCGCATTATCAAAGTTAAATTTACTACAAGCTGTTTGAGGATAAGGTACATTAACAAATTCTCCTTCTTCAAGAACAGAAGAACAAGAACATACGTTTCGTTGTACAGGTAGGTTTTGGGCTTCAGCTATTGCTGAAGTTAAAGGCCTTTGTTGTTGAGAAGTACCTTCTAATTCTCCACAGAATTCCCATGCACTTGCACCTTGAAAAATACTTGTTACAGAACCAATACAAGCCGGGAAATCTATACCATTAGAATAAGAAGAATCTTTACTATAGGCCTTAGATCCGGGTTGAGCATAGCTTCTATAGAATCCTTCCCACCATTGAAGATACTTAGGATGGATTCTGTTGCTTGTATTTGCAATATGAGCATCGTGAACAGACTTGGGAATTGGCATAGATAAACCAAATACACATCTATTAGTTGCAGAAGTTCCGTTTAAGTCTTCTCCTGAAGAATCATCAGTACATACATCAGCGTCTTCTATTCTAAATACATAAAGACCAGCAGGAATTACATAAGTAGAGCATTCATATCTAAATCTTCTAAAGTTTTCTCCATTAAGCTCGTCTCTAGTTCCAGTACTTGGAAGACCTAGCTGAGATTTGGTAAACTGAAGCTCTGATCTTGTGTCAATTTTAGGACTATGCTTAATACCAATAGTAAAGGTAGGCATGAAAGTATGCCCTCCTGCGTTAGCTCCTAGCCCATCATCCCAATGATAAAGCTGGTCATCGTGGTATACATGATAGTCTTCAGGAATTGTTCCGTCTGTTCCGCTAGAAGAAGAGTAATGTTCTGGAGCAAAACTAGGAATTCCTAATCCAACATATGCAGATCTAGCATCTAATTTTGAAAAAGGATCTATTGGATCTGAAGATCCGGTTCCATCATTCGGACACAACGCATCTGCTGTATCTAGGGGATTTCTGGTTGTATTAATATCGTCATTATTATCAGATAAACCATTCTGTCCATAATCTCGTCCACTAAAATAGCTGTTGCTTTCTCTTCCTTTACGGGTAATTTTAGTTCCCCCATAACCGGCATAAGTTTCTCCGTCACAGAACACCTGAAAACCACCAGAAGTTCCTCCACCTATAGGATACTTATATCCCCCATACCTATAGTAAGCACCATATTCATTTCTTGTAACATCAGCAGTATAAGGATTTGAATAGTCGTAAGTAACGTCTAAGCTTCCTGTATCAATTGATGCACTTGATTGGTGGTTGTTTTGTCTTTCGGCATATTCACTAGCAGTATATCCTGACCCTGTAATATTATTTTTAATAAATAATTTTTCAATAGTAGAATCTCCGTTTACGGGAGATTGTTGTGTACTATCGTTTGTGTCTTTTAAAAATCTTCTGTCTAGAAGAGTTCCTGCATTAGTAACAGTATCTTTTAATAAAATATAGGGGTCTTTTACCCAATGAATAATATCGCCTTGATTTGACGAAATTGAAGCTAATTGATAATGACAAGAATAATCTTCTGTATCGTTAGGATCAATACTTCTGTCAGAGGCCTTGGGAGCTTGGAATCCTTTTTTCGTGGGGTGAATACTTCCAAAGTCCAAGGACTGAGCGTCTACAAGATTACAAGATGCTTTGGGGTTTCTGGTGTAGGTAAAAGTTAATCTCAAAACTGTACCCGCATCGGATTCTTGTCCTAGCTCTACAGTTGTATTTCCCCAAGGGGCAAAACTAATACCATCTGCTGCATCTGCTTTTAAAATTAAATCTGTACTATCATTGAAATTTGACACTTGTTGTCCATTAAGACATGTGTTTTGTCTTGGATCTGAAATTGCTCCGGATGCCCAAGGACTTGTTGTGCTTTCAAGAGGAAACTCTCTTTGAATCGTAATTGTTTCTGGAAGATATTGACTATTTTTACAAAAATCTCCGTAATCAATAACCTTTAATTCTTGTCCCTGACTATCTGCTGCATTGTCGTTGCTCCGAGTACAAGGATCTCCTCCTTGCCACTTATTGCTTCCGCTTGCTGCGCCTGTGTTAAGGCCGCTTAAGATAGCTCCTGTGCCTAGCTGGGCTGTATTACTAGATGCGGCTGCTTGGTTGTAACAAGAAGATGAGTTAGCTTCTGCTATTGCAGACTCTGCTCCGTAGTAAACCGTAGAGTCTTGAGGATTCATTCTAAAGTGAATTTCGTCTACATGCCCCAAGGGAAGTTCTTTAATTGCATCAGTTTCTCCCGTGTGGCTAGTAAATACAGACGGCTTATATTGACTAAATCCAATAACTTTAAACGCTCGATAAACGGCCCTGTTTGTATCATAGCTTCCATCAATAGCAGGATCAATTTTCATAACAACAAAAGTTCCCTTGTTGTCTCCATCTTGGGTCATGTTGTCAGATTTGTCTGTACCACCAATAAAGTTCTTTGCATTAAATTCTGTAGTATTATCAAAAGAAGCTGCGGTAGTTACCGTAGTGTTTCCTGCTTCGCCCGGAGCGGTTTGAGTAATATATACTTCTCCTCCGTGATATTCAACCATAAGTTTATCAAGACCGTGACCATTTGTTCCTTCAACAACAGTTTTAAAATTAATTGCTGTTTGTTCTGCGCTTGTTGTTGCAAGGAATTGGGTTCCGCTGGGAGAACCAGTGTTAATAATTGTATATGTTTTAGTAACTCCTCCAGCAATTAATTGAATAGTTCCGTTGTTTACGGAATTATAGTTACTAGAGTGGAATTTAAGATAAGTACTTGCTCGGTTTTCTCCGCTACAGAAGTTAAGAGGGACTCTACTTCCTGTTCCCCATAATCTGTTAAACGAAGTTTTGCTTGTAGTATCAGATGCAAAAGTAATTTTATCTGCATCATCTAAAGTAGCATTAGGAACACTTCTTGTAGTTCCGTCTCCGGGGTTTGCTAAAGTATGATTTGGTGTATTGTAAGTAACGCCTGTTTGTGTAGCATTAGGAGTAATATAATTAGGGTGACTTGATTCCCTTACTTCTTCTACCATTGGAGTATAGTCTAAATAGAAGTAAGTATGGCCCATGTCATCAGGAATACCGTCTTGAACAGAAGCGGATGCTTCATTATATGTTTTGTAATCATAATTTTCTTGATCTTTTGCTGTTCTTCCTGTAGGACATAGGGTTTTCTGTACATCATAGGTTTCACCCGCATCTGTTTTTTCTTCAATCTTACATGTAGGCCAAGCAAATCTTTCAAAAACCGATTCGGCTCCTGCATCATTATCTTGATTAAATTGAAAGTAGTCATTACAATCGCATTGGGCAAGGATGGCATAGAGCCTCCCGTAAGATCCGGTAAAAGATACACCGTCACTATCTGTATTAACGGAAGTATCTCCATCTAGTGTATTAACGTGAGTAATATGATATCGTAAACAATCTTCGCAGTTAGCAAAGTTTACTGTACCAGCTTTTGAATCATTTCTATAATTAAAACTAGAGATGTTTGTTTCGTAGCTAAGGCCTCCCGTAGGAGCCTCCTCTGCGGTTCTTGCATCTCCTCCAGCTACCATTTGATCGGTAATAATAGGACCAAAGCATAGGTTTTGATTGTCTTTAAAATAATGTCCGGTGGTGTATGTTCCGGGCGTTCCGTATAAGCTTTCGTTAGCCCAAAGTCCATAATTAACATCATAGGTTTCTCCGATACGAGAAAGACTTTCGCAAACTTCTGCTTTGTTTTTATTAGTACAACAACAGTTTGAATCGTTACTACTCATTTAAATTCCTTATCCACAGGATCCTTGGGTTACATTTGGCATACTAAAGTAATAGTATGGAGGAGCGGGGGTGTACATTGTTCCGCTTACTTGATCTCCAAGGGATGGAGAATCTCCTACTGCTGTTCCTGAATAAGTAGCAGCAACGCCTCTACCACCGGGAGGGAATAGTCCTGAGTAGTTTGCTTCTCCAGAAGAACTAGCTGACCATCTTTCGTGCATAACAACAATTGTTCCCGGTGCAATAGGATCTATACCATATCCTTGAGGGAAAGTTCGTTTTGCATAAAGCCTACTTGAAGAAGTAGAATCCGTATTTGGCTTTTGAGATACAACTGTTTTCATAACGGCTGTATCTAATCCGCTAATAGTATTATTAGAATCTGTTGCGGACATTCCTGCTCCAATTACGCCGTATCCTTCAGTGGCTGCGCCTCCTTCAGATTCAACATAAAAGTTTGCCATTTCTGCTGTATTAAGAGCATAGAAATATCCATTACTTGTTCCACCGTCTGAAGGATCTACAGATGTCCAGTTTCTGTTTGGAGTTGAGTTAATGGCGGGAGTTTGGCTAGTTGCTCCATACTGCATGAACAAGCCATTTAAATCAGGCGTACCAGTATCATATTTCCCCGCGCCTGTTTGTTGTCTATCAAATGTACCAGATACTACAGTCTCAGAAACAGCAGTTACATCAGCATTGGTAGCTACAGCTACTGATGACACATATTCTGCATCTTCATGTACTACATTTTCTGGAACTATTTTTGTTAAGATAATGTTATTTGTAGACGTTTCTCTGCTTGCGGTATGGAATCTTACTGTAGATGTTCCAGATGTAATTTCTCCTCGACCATTGTTTGCTGCACTGGTTGTGGCAGAAGAAGAAGCGGGAACAGCATTCCATGCTGAAACCCAGTTATCTAGAAAAGTTGATATACTGCCGTCATTAATAACTCCTGATAATCCATGAGTAAGCTTTAAACTAAAGCCAACTAAATTAGAATCATATAGAGGAGTGGTAGTAGGAGAAGTAGCTTGATTTTCCCCCGGAGAATGAGTACCGTATTGTAAAACAGGAAGCGTAAAAGTAGTTGTAACATCAGTAGTAGACCAGTTACCACCTGTGTTAAATGTAAATGCTAGTTTTACTTGCTGTGCAATAGGAGTATGTATTGCAACTTCTTCCCATTCGTACATCCATCTATTTTCATTGGTTCCTGAATCAGAAGAAAAACCTGTATCTCCTGTGGTTATTGCTGTACTGCCTGTAATTTTTGCTAAAAATACCTGTCTATCTAGTTGTTCTCTAATTAAATCAATTGTAGCTGTTCTTGAAAGAAACCTTTCTCCAACAGCACTATCTCCATAGTGAACATAAATTTCTGCTGGATTTGCTGTTTTATCTGCGGCCTGTACGGGATCATCTGGTAACGATACCGTGATTTCTCCATGTGCGCCTGTAGTGAACACGGCATGTTCAGATGCCGTCCCTCTTCGACGTTTTACTTGTTTTGCCATGTCTTACTCCTTAGTTTCTTATAGATGACATTCGTGGTGAGAACAATCCACGGAATTCAATATTAGCAATATTTACTGGTTGGTGATAACTACTGGTAAATGATATTTCTGCATTTGGAGAAAAGCTCATTACCTTAGCCATAAACTCTCCATTTTCAGCAACACTTAGTTGAGAAGAATCGAAAGTTTCTGAATTTATTCTTTGTTTATAAAAAGGATCTGTAATAACTAAATCCGTATTGTTGTTATAAGGCTTTCGTTTTACTTGAAAATTAAATTTCCCTGTTTTATAAAATTTAATAGAGACGTTTTTAAGATTTAAAACACCATCTAATGCATTATTTGTTTGATCTCTAAAGATAATTTCGGATAAAGTTGCGGTCATTGTAAAGGAAGTTCCGAACCAGTTTTCTGTTTTAGTTGTTTCAGAATCAAAGAAATTAAACAACCTGCCGTATTCTAAGGATTCTTGTATAAACCTATCAGAAATTTCTCCATAGCCTTCAAAAGAAGTTGCTGTAGTGGCAGCTTGCCCATAATCTTCAGTAGATGTTACATTAGAAGATCTTTGATCTCCATTAACAATAACCCTTGTTTTTTTACCGTTTTCAGAAGTAGTACTAGATATAGTAAGTTCTTCTCCAATATCTGATTGGTTTAATCCTACAATAGCTTGATTAACTTCTTTGTTTTGTACAGGCAATGTAAAGGTTGTTTTACCCGAAGAAGAATCATAGGATGTAGTAAACTTTACATTTGTTTCAATGGCTTTAACTTTAAATACAGGTAAATTATTAGATATGCCAATTCCGCCCGGACCTTGTGCTTCTAATCCTGTTCCAGAAAGAGGCAACATTGTTACTTCATTTCCTACAGCATACCCTTTTCCGTGTTTTTCAATAGTCCATTTTACAGGAATTCCATAAGTAGAGAATTTATCATCATTGCTTAATATATGGCTAGACGATCCTCCTGCAACTGCCTCGTTTTTAACTTCTGTAATTTTTATATATAATCCAGATCCTGCGCCTGATTTTTGTTTAATAATATCTCCTGTATTATATCCAAAAGGAACTTTAAAGTTTACGCCAGTAGGCCTAATTGCAAATACCCCGTTTTTTGTTGTAGATTCGGCTGGAGATTCCGAGGGTTTTGAGTTTCTTATATTATCTGTCATATCTATAACAGAGATACTAGGAGTTGAGTTAGATCCCGGTTTTAAATAAGCTGTCATTCCTGCGGAAGTATCTGCTATTAAGTTTGCTTTAACGCTGCTAGAAGGAATACTTCTGTCATCTGGTACAATATATCCAGATCCTCCGTTTAACAACGATACTGTTGTAATTTTTCCTGTTGAGTCTACTGCTGTTACTTTTAATTGTAATCCGGTTCCGATATTTTCGTTTATAGTTCCGTTTTTAACGTGTTTGTTTTCAAATGTTAAAGTATCCCCTGCTTGATATCCTGTTGTATTATTAAACTTAACATCAAATGTGGTTATCGTTCCCCAGTTACTATCAACTTCAGTTACTTTTCCAAGGTCTTCATATAAAGGAATAGACAATCTTCTATCAATTCTAGGATATGTTTCATCTTCTGTTTTAATAGAACATTTTTGTAAGAAGTACTGTCCTGAGGTTTCTCCACTTGGCTTAGTATAAGGCCTAAGAACTACATTATAAAAATCGTTATCAACAAAATTTATACTTTTAATTTTATCATTAGACGATAGGCTCCACTTATGGAGAGAGTTTTGAATAATTTTATCGCCAGAAAATCTACTTGTATAGAAATATATTTTATTTTGATTATCCGCATCTACCAAAGCAATTAGGCTTTTAATAGCAGAAGATGCAATAGATTGGAAAGAAGATGGTAAATAATCTTCAGCTTGGAAAGTTACTTCTGCTGCATTATTAACGCTTCTTCCCCCTGATCCATAATAGAGATAAATCTTTTTAGGAGCAAAGAAATATATTTGAGATCCAAGTATTTGTGGTTTGTTAATAGGATCAGTTGAATAAAAAGCGGTAGCCTGTAATTCCGCCGTAAGCGGGGTAATTTGATTCTCAGAACCCAGCAGTTCAAATTGAATGTCGTTTAAAGTAGAGACAAACATATAAGATTCAAACGGAACAAGGTGATTAATTGTTACTAAATCTCCTCTTCCGGTTCTAACGTCAATAGGGTCTGTGTCTACAATATTATCTGGGTTATCTAGCCAAAGATTAAAGTAATCTCCTACCTTAGAAGAATATACATTGTCTTCTGAACACATCCAAAGTCGGTCTCTCCAGAATGTAATATCTCTAATTGGTTTACGAACTCTAGAATTTTTTGATCCAATAAAAGCGGAAGGTCCGGGGTTTGTAGCCATTGTTCCTGTAAGCCTATCTTGGAAAGGAGTTGATACAAATCTCCAAGTATTTTCAGCAGTTACGAAATCAAATAACAAAGGCATTGTTTTAGTATCAAAAGATCCATAGGCTGCTTCTGCTCTTACTTGTTCATAAAAAGGAGAACCTTTATCTTCAAAAGATACAGTACGATAAAATCCGCTTGGTTTAGTAAGATAAGATTCTCTAGTTAAGAAAACTTTACCTCGTCCATAATAATCTCCTACGGTATCTGCTCCATATAAAAACTCAAGGCTTTCTTCTGCTGCGTTTAAGTCTAGAAAATCATCATCGTTTACTGGAGGGATAGGAAGCAAGGAAAAGTTTTCTACAGACTGACCAATATCTAATCCGGTAGCTGTTGATAAAATAATATTATCCCCAATAGGCTGATGCTTGCTTCTGTTATATTCAATTTTTAAATCGCTACAAAACGATAGATTCATTCTAAGTGGGGTTTGTGTTCCATTGTTTGTTCCATATAAACTTCCAACTCCTTCTGTATAGAAAAAATCTTTGTCGGTAATATATGGAATTTTTGGAATATCTAACAGAGGGCCGGTTTCGTTTCTGAGTTTTTTTAAGATAACAGATTGGTTATCGTTATCTAACACAAGGGCGTGAGTTGCATTAGCTAAGTTGTATTTATTTAGGGAAATAGGAGCGGTTGCACATCTAATAAAATGGTTTAAAGTAGCTAGAGTGTCTGTTGGTCGTAGTACAACTCCTTTATCTGGAGAAATAATAGGAGCATAGCGAGACCCCTCGTTCGATCCTACATTATCGCTTCCCGGCTCTGTGCTTGTTACATAAGGATTTGACTGAGTTAAATCAACGGTATGTAAAACATCTTCTGTTATATCTGTAGAAATACCTGATCTAAGAATGCCAATATTATTGATTTGTTCTTGTCTAGTTATCCCTAGCTCAGATAATACCGTATGGGGATTAAAAAGAATATCTTTAGCCCCATTTGCTTCTCCTGTTCCTGTATGTTCAAATTGATATACTACATTATTAGTTCCATCAGCGTCCCATTGTGCCATTGTATTAGCAGCAGAAGGAGAAAAATACGGCATATTAGTAAACTTAACCCTAATTGGTTTAGTATTTGACGGCTCTCCTGCGGTATTAAAACGCCCTGTAGAATATCCTTCGCCTTGTTCAACGATAGAAATATTAAGTTGTCCTATTCCCCAAGAAATAGAAGCTTCAATATTAGGTTCGGGGCCGGTTTCTGTTACCTTGCCATAGACCCTGTTGTCTTGAGGGTATTGAAAACTCCACGTTCCTTTAAATCTAGTTCCTTCTCTATCTAGTCCGATAAAATCGTCACTAGAATTTGTAAAGTCAGATTCAATAATGATTTCACCATTAGCGTTTGCTTGATCGTCCATTATCGTAAGAGCTTCGCTGTTGATGTTTGTTCCTACGTTTGCTCTTGTTAGGTAAGAATAAAAAACATACATAAGATCAGCAGCAGGATTTTTTCCGGCTGTTAATTTATGATCCGCAGATGTAGGATTAATAGATACATCAGAATTTCTTACTTTCCCCCCGTATTGATCTACACCAAAAGGATTAATTGGGTGGTCATTTAAAGA